TACTGGCATAATTGCATCTTCTTCTGTTTCATTACCAATGAATGATTTTGAAATTAGTTTAACAGTTGAAAGAGTTTTTTCTGTTAAGTCGACACCACCTGCTGAACCAGGGTTGTATGCATCGCCTCTTTCTTGTAAATTACCATGTGGTGAAGAACCACTTGCTGCTTGGTTAGCTGTAAATTCAGCATACCCTGCATCTGGTAAGATTGGAATAATCATATTCGCTGAAGTCATTGGTATTTCTCTAAATAGAGGTGCTAATACTAATTCATTCTGAATATCTCTTTCGATGTTTGTTGAAACAACTTGCTCAAAGTCTGCTGAGGATACTTGTACACCTGAATGTTGGTTTACTTTTTCCATGACACCTTTAGCATAGTCTGTGTCCCAACCTCTACCAGTCGCTAGACCAGCAAATTTTGCATCCATAACGTCGTTTTCAAAAGCTTTTTTCCAGTCGCCTTTACCTTGTCTATCTGAGAAAATTCTTTTTGACTCTCTGATATTCATGATTTCTTCGGATTTCTCCTTTAACTCAGATTCTAGTGATTTAACCACTGACTCTAAATCTTCATGCTTTTCATTGACTCTTTTCTCAATATCAGAAACAAGTTTTTCAGCTCCTGTCATACTTGCTTTGACAACAACTTTTTGTTCTTCCTGCTTAGCTTCTAGAGCAGCCTTTTCAGAAGCTTCCACTTCAGCGGCTTTTTCAGCGGCCTCTGCGTTAGCTTTTTCTTCTGCTGCTTTAAGTTCTGCTTGCTTCATTGCGTACTGAGCTACAGCTTTTTCAGCTGCTTCAGACGCGAATTTGTCAAGATCGAACTCTGGAGAAGTTTCAGGATTCATTTTTTCTTCCGACATTTTAGTCTCCATTTTTTGGGATTTCTCCCCGCTTGGCTGCTCAACTTTCACAGCGTCTGCTGAGTCAACTGAGTTAGCCTTTATAAATTGCTTTTTAAATTTTTCGTACTCGTCCATGTTATCAAAGCCTTTAGCAACTGAAAAAGTTGCACCTTGATTGCAAGGAACAGATACTACGGACACTTCAAATAGTTCAGCGTCCTTGATTTTATATCCGTCAGTTTCGGTCATATAATCAGCGTCCTTGACTCTGAAACCAACGGAAAAGGCTCCAAGAACACCGTCTTTAACTAAATCTTTTATTTCACCGGCAGCTTTTGAAATACGTCCATTTATTTCTAAGCCTTTATCGGTTACTTCTAAACCTGTTGCTCTACCGATAGGTCTATTGTAGTCATGATTAAAAAGTAGTACTGGATTATTTTTAAAATTTTCCAATCCACCCTTTGTCCATGCTTCTGCTTCAATTATGTCGCCAGCTCTATCTAGTGCATTTGTACTTGCAGAACCTTTGATGTCGATGCCGCCATCATCGGTTTCGCCTAAGGTCTTGAACGTGTTTGTCCAATGAAATATCTTATTTGCCATCTTGTTTCTCCACTTTTACCTTAGCTTTTGGCTTCGGTGCTGGTGTAGTTTTTTCTACAACAGGAGCGACAGAAACAGGAAATCTATGGTTCACACAGCTAAGAACTCTGTTCCATGAGCCAAAGTTTCTTCTAAGTAAGAAGTCTTTAACAGGAACATCTGAACCATGTGACTTATATGTAGCTAAATCCATTTTCTCTACTTTATGTTTAGTAAAGAACTCGGAAACAGCTTTTAACATCATATTTTTTGTCATTATTCTTCCTCTATTGGAGAACTTTCTTGTGGTCGTCCCCCCTCCTCTGGATTAACTGATGAACCTGCTAAATTTACAGGTACTCTTGGTTCATCAAATCCGTCTATTGGATCTTTACCCATTGCTACTCTAGCTTCATTAGCGCTAAGAATACCTGTATTCACTAATGTTGCATAATATGCAGCTTGATCTCTTAATTCTGGTTGTAAAGCAGGAATACCTGTTACATCTTCATTAAGTTCAAATCCAAAAAATCTTTCTAGACCATATCCTATCTTTCTTACTATAGGTAGTATAGTTTCTAAATAATATAATCTATGATTTGGTCTAATGTTAGCATTATTACCACCGTCCATAAGTATTGGTGGTATACCCATTGCTTCTAAAATAATTCTCTCATTCGATTTAATTGATTCTTGAAAGTCTAACTCTTTGAAATTAATTTCAGAAAGTTTATCAACTTCTAAACCACCATCAAGAATGAGAGGTCTTTTTCCGCCTGTGTTTGGATTATATCTTATACTCCAAGCCTGTAACATTCTTTCTTTAATTTTTTCAGAAAGAGTATTAGGACTTTTTAGTACTAATCCTGGGATTGCTCCATTTTTAAAAAAATTGTCTTGAAATCTTCGCATACTTCCAAGTAGTTGCATTGTTCTAAATGCAGGTTTTAGTCTTGGAGTTCCACGATAAATAGAATTAAAACTATTTTCTTTTATATGGATAATCTCATTAACGTTGTAATCTATACTGTTATCAAATGAATACTTTTCTATATAAGTATTATCATCAGAATAAATTGTTATCTTTTCTGCTGGTAGATGATACAAGTGAGCACCATCAAAATATATAAATATATTCCCATCTATTAGTAAGTCTATCAAAAGATTTCTTTTAAATGTGCTTACATCTTGAAAGGGATTTGGCTCTACATTAATAAGTGTATTAACTTTAGACCTTCTAATATTTTTTACTATATTGTTAGTGCCTTGTCTCTGCTCTCCAACTGTAAAAGGAATCTCGGAAACATCATCTACTATCATATTTACTGCTCTATTAACAATCTCTAATTGCTCATATGCATTTCTGTAATTAGTAACAACTTCTCGCGAGTTGATAGTCATACCCTCATTTCTGGATATAACGTACTGCGAAGGATTTAATTTATCCTCCGTTTTCTCTCTATTTATTCCTAAAAATCTATCGTACCATGCCATGTGTTTTTTCTCTTTGTTTTTCGACCCATCTTGCCTGCTTCTCTGCGGTGATTAACTTGGGTCGCTTTCCGTATATTGAGTGCAGTCTCAAGTGGTGCTGATGGCAGAGAGTAACGGTTTTATTATAAACTTCGTTAGAGTTCTCACCGATGAATTGCTCTCGAACATCTAGGATATCTTGTTCATTCTCTATAGTTATGTTCTTCATGCGTAGCCAAGTGTCTAGCAGTTCGGTCAATCCGTAAAAATGGTGAAAATCTAAATTATCTGTGCTTCCACAAATATAACATTCTTTTCCTTTTTTATATTGTGATTTAGCTTTGTCTCTTACGTATTTCACTAAATCTCTCTTAAATTTCATATCTAACTCTTATAATGAATTATAACAAAAGATGATACCAAAAGTCAAGAAGTATTTTTCCCAACTGTTACTAAAACGAGGTGGCTGTAGTTTCAAATGTATAGAGTGCATATCGTAAAGCATCAGCCATATGAGATGC